GGCCTGTCTCGGCCCAGCCATACGGGGAACCCCGGGCTGCGGACCACCCGGCACTCGACCCATGGAAGCCGGGCGTCCACGAACCGGACCCCCGCCACTACCAGGGTAGGGCGTTCTGGGCATACCCGGCCCCGCCCCAGAGGCCAATGCTGCCCGACCAGAGGTCAATGCTGCCCGAATTCTGGGATCCACCATTCCGTTACCTTGACCCATAATCCCTCTCCCTATGCGAAGTAATCAAACTCGCTCCCGTAAGATCCTAGTCCACCAGAATAGCGCCTGCGTTCGCGATCCTCCCAGGAGGCGTCCCCCTCATAGGATCCATCGCCACCGCCCCAGTCCCCCTCATCAAAACCACTCTTCGGGACTACTTGGTCAATTCCGTAACCAAGGGTAAGCATCTTGCCGGGGTTTTTCGCTGCGTAGGCACCCAGGTCTCCCAGGCCCTCCAGCCCGGTTTCACCCAACGTGCCAAGTCCCTCCATGACATTCCCCGCACCCAGTTGGGCGACCCCCTCCTTGAGACCAGTACCAAGCTGGCCCCAGGCACCCATACCGGTCTGGCCGGGGACATGAATCCCCTTGACTGAAATATCCGCAACGGGCTCCACAAGATTCCCGTACAAACTGCTACCGGCCTCCGCAGCACCCTCGGCTCCACCCAAAACACCCTGCGCAACACCCTCGGTTCCACCCAAAACACCCTGCGTAACACCCTCGGTTCCACCCAAAACACCCTGCGTAACACCCTGCGCAACACCCTGTGCAGCACCCTGCGTTCCACCCAAAACACCCTGCGTAACACCCTGCGCAACACCCTGCGCAGCACCCTGCGCAGCCGCACCGGCAGTACCGGCAGCAACTTCCGGCACCGCACCGGCAGCAAGTGAGCCCAGGCCACCCGAACCCAGGCCAGCAAGGGTCGGAGCACCTCCCATCGCGGTCGTTGCGCTACCCAGGAGGCCGGTGCCCGCACCCCCGATGCCACCGAGTCCACCCGCACCACCCAGCGAGGCCGGTAGGACAGAACTCATTCCGCCCGCGAGGGACCCCAGGCCAGAACCGACGGCTCCCGGGATTGCCCCTAGCGCACTCCCGACCCCAGAAGAAACGGCACCGCCCAGACCCGTCGTGCCAAGGACCGACCCCAGCGCACCCGTAACAGCCCCACCGACTCCACCCAAACCACTAGCCACGGCAGCAAGGATGGGGGCCAGGAACCAGAATCCCTCCGGGAGGCCCGTGTCCGGGTTCCGGGGTAGCGGGCGTCCGACAAGGCGAGAAAGACCCTCGACCTCTATGGGGTTAACGTGCATAAGCATCGTGTCCCCATTACGACCCCGGCTCGCAAGGCTAGTAGCCATGTCTGAATACTCGGCATAATTAGGCATCAGGACCCCTCCCGCCTGTAATCTCTATTCCCATCACTGTAAAAGCACAGTCGTTCGTCGCGCACGTAGCACTGATCTTGTCCCCGGGAGAAAGTGTTAAACAAAGTCCAAGCACCTTCGTATTGTTCTTTCCCAGCGGGTTTGACTTGAACAGGTAGCTCGTATCTGTTGTCGAGGCGCATTCGAGTTGAATATCGAAAGTCCCGTCATCGGCATCCGTGTTGCAAACCACAATGCTTGTAACAAGGGCCTGGACCAGCAAGGAAGATGCTTTCGGGGAAACCTCAACCGTATCGCTAGCAACCGCTGTCGCGGCAGCAACGGGAACAGAGTAAAGCTCTGTGAGGCTCGCCCCCGCACTGATATCTTTTTGGCCCAGTATCTTATACCTGTCCGACACCTAGAAACTGCCCCTGCAACTCATCGCATCACCCATCCCGTATGTCCAGCAGTGCCGATATGACACAATCCAACTCGTGATCGACCAGCATGGGCGACACCTCCACGAGAAGGCCCCTGATCTCATCCAGCTTGGCCCTCAGTCCATCATCAACCATCTCTAGCGAGGGGTTGTCGAACCCCATCAAGATAGAGTGTGCGTAGCGGATTGCCAGCAGATCCGGAAGCGTGCAGCTCACGACGAAAGATCCACGGGGACAATCGAAATCGTGGGGCCATCCGTATCACCAACAACTTGGTTGGCAATCGTTGGGGTTCCAGCGCCGGATACGCTGTTTCCATACTGGAACGCGATGCAATCCCCATCGGATATCTCGACAATCACGCTGCTCGACAGCGTGTGATAGGAGAAGTAAACATAAAACGCATACGCAGACGCATAGGGGTTCGTGGCCTGGGTAGACCCGAGAACCACTGCGTGAGAACCGCCAGGAGACTTCTTTGTAACCCTACCAAACATGTTCCAGAAGGTTATCGAGCTGTACCCGGTGATCGAGAAAGAGTAGCTCACGAGAAAACGGCGCTTGCCCGAGGGCGGGAAAGAGCCCGTGTAGTATATGTCTCCAGTCGCACCGTCTTCAGCCCAATACTCCTGCTGAAGCTCTGTCCAGTCTTGAATCGTGACCCAATTAACCGACCCGCCACCCGGCATCGTGAACGGAAGCGCATAAACTGCGAGCTTCCGCGCCATGTAGTAAGAGCTGTCCAGCGGGACACTCTCCCCATACGTCTCCACCCCAAGGCGGGGAACAATCAGAGACTCTCGCTTCGACGCCAACGAGGCTTCCGTTGAGTGGGAAGAGGAGACGCCATTCACCTCGGCAGAAAGCCGAAGCAGGTAACTCTCCAGCTCCCTGCGGAAGCGCCCCTCGGATTCCATCGTGTAGAACTCGGGTGCTATTTCGAGAGGTCTAAAACGTATTGACATTATCGCCTACCCGTATTGACATCAGCGCCTGCCATCGGGCTGTATGTCTATCCGAATATCCCCAAGCCTCCAGCTAAAACCACCAGAACTACCGCTAACCCTGAGCGAAATCGAACGGCCCCTGCCCCGGACAGACGTTGCGTTGCCCACCGGGGTGTAGGTCGGGAACGTGTTGCTTCCATCAACATCCACTATTGAAAAGTCAACGTCCGTTGTTGACAACTGGGAAGCGGCATTCCCCGGGAAATCCCTGCCCATCATCTCAATGGTCACCCTAGGGTCTCCTGTCGCGCCAGACCCGTTGAATATCTGAATGTCCGGGATGACGCGGGTATAGAGAGACAACCTATCTCCATCGGAGATGTCATACTCACCGCTCTCAATGTAAGCGTCCATGCTCCCACCGCGAGCAGTCGTACCACTCTCATGGATCATTACAGCAGTTTTCTCCACCACCGGGCTTTCCGCACCCGACGTGTCCGAGGATGTCGGGTCATAGCTATAAATATAGGTGGACATTGGGTTCGGAAAGACAACCGAATCTCTCCATGACGTTCTGGAATACGATGTACTACCACCGGAACCAGCGGGGAGCGCAGACATCTCGAAACTTCCGATCCCCCAGGTGTCCTCTTCGTAGTTGAAAACAACATATCTATCCGGCTCAAACGATGTCCGACTCGGGTAAAACCACATCACCTCAGAGAAGCCAGAATTGACAGCAGCGAAACACTTCTCTTTCTGATCCGAATTAAAGTCATCGAACACGTACTTCGAAACAGTTGAGGGCAACGGAGAAACGGAACCGTTATAAACGTAGAACCCGTCATTCCCCATAAAGAAGACCGAATTTGCCGCATTGGCCGCAGCGCCCCTTGCAACCACCTCAACGCCCTCTGTCACGAGGGTGAAGGAGAACACGTCGGGGGGGCCGACAAAGCGCATCGCGTAGACTGCGGAATCGGTGAACACTAGAACCTCGTCCTTCGTGCTCACGCCACCTATAATTCTGGAACCCACCCTTAGAACCTGACCGCCCGAAGTGTTCGTGGGGGAAGGCGTCCAGTTGAACGGGTTGTTTTGGTCTGACCAGCGAACCAAGAGAGAGTTCTGGGTGCCGTCCTCTACCCCGACATCGTTACACCCGAAGGCAACGCAATGACCATCCTTCTTGGAAACCAAGAAGCTATCGAGAACCACCGGGGTGTCTGCGCTACCGGCGAAAGTAGAGAGCTTCTTAGCCACGCCATCCTCCCCCCCGGAGGGCTGTCCAGATGTCGTGTTTTCGCTGGTGTCCCAATAATAGATTGGACCGCCACTGTTCGCGAAAAGCACATCTTCGCCGTAGTTGTCTATATACACCCTCCGGATCTCCCCGGTCTCCACCGAAAGTTCGGATGCGCCCCCCCAACCGCGCGACGCGCCAGTCACCACACCATCAGAATCTGCAATATAAAACGTGACCGCAGCGCCACCGGCAGCAACGCCGCCAGAGCTAAATGTGTATGGGATCGTTATGTCGATAGTGCTACCAGCGCTAAACGCAGTCACCGGCCACCAGTTGTTATTCAACAGTGACAAATCGACACCATCAGCAAGGGCCGACTCTATACCCTGTAGATACACGGAACCCCCGACCTCCGGGTTCGTTCCAGAATTATTGGCAATCTGTGCGGTTGTCGTGGCCCCAACGCCGGAAATGGGATCTTCCGCTAGCGGCCCATACGGGGTAGGCGTCGCGGATCCACCAAACAGACCAGCACCCCAACCCCTTCCCTCAACAACCGCAGAAGATCCGGAAGCAACGTGGTAGTAGTAGGTAACGCTACCACCACCAGTCCCACTCTTTGTCGCCCCAACAGGATCCCCGCTGCTCCAATCGACAATGTACAACTTGTAATTGTCAACATCTGGAACCTCGGCAACCTGAAAGCCCTGAACCTGAGTCAGTATCGCGACCGACATGTTGTCCTCACCGACAAGGGCAGATCCGATGGCCTTGAACACGACCCAATCGTTCACCGACAATCCGTGCCCCGTGTCCTCGACACTCAAGAGCCTGGAATTCGCTACCGTGGTAAGGGGGTTGGTCCCATCGGTTAGGGTGCCCGACTTTCGTATCGGGGTGATATCTGTGGCGGCATTCCCAACGATCGCGTAATACTTCCAACTGGTACCAACAAACTGGTAGTTGTTGCCAGAATAGTCCCTTGAGCTGAACGACCTCCTGCCGATACCCTCCAGTATGTATGTACCATCCTGGCCCCCCCCGCCGATAGTCTCGGGCACGCCCCCCCTGAAACGCATGTTATTTGCGTCGTACCACCTCCCGGTGGCTGCATACTGGGTCGATTCCCGGCTAATACCGGGGGGGATCTGAATTCGCCTTAGCACTCTACTTCCATGCTCGGACTATGACCTTCCAGGAAGCCAAATTTTCAACAATCCCAAGATCCAACCAAGTCCCGACCGCAGTGAATATGTAAACAACTGAGCCATCCACTTGGCAAGCGTATCCAATGCTCGAAGCAGTAACGAGCCCGGAGATCCCACCCTGATTATAGTCGCCTGAATCATCGTCGGGGGGCTGAGCCCAGGCGTTAAATTCCAACTCTGTGCCAGCGCCGTATCCGGCAGTGGTGTTATCTATGTTTAAAAGATGCCACGTAGCCAACCTGGGTACCGTGCCGAGGCCGTGCGCTGTCAGGGCGCCGTTGGAAGTGCTAATAGGTGTCGCACCCGGATCATTGATGGGTCCGAAGGTATACTCGAAATACGTCCCATCTCCACTGCCCTGATTGGCAGCATAAAACCCACCGTAGGTGCCAGCATCCTTGGTCTTAACCTGAAGGACATTGCTGCTGACCCTGATCCCTGCCGTACCCGCGGTGCCCGGGGCAGCGCCAAAGACCAGCTCGGCACTGGCATCGCTCAACCCAGCAGCGCCAGCAGACGTAGCCTCTAGCGTGGTGAATTTCCCGGTTGTCGCCACGGCTGAACCAATCGTTGCATTGTCGATAGTGCCAGCATCAATGTCCGCGCTGCTGAATGTAGCCACACCGGAAAAGTCCGACGTACCATCTACATTCAGGGTGCCATCCAGCTCCAACTCAACCCCTGACGGAACAATTAGCTTTGGAGTGCTGGTATCGAACGTCAGCATCTTCTGGCCGCTTGTGTTGGTTTCATACACTTCCAATGCGGCAACGTCGTCGTCAAGGAAGAAGTCGGACGGCTGCGTAACAAGGTCTAATGCTGTACCCGTGTTGATATCAATGGTCTTACCAACAGCCACAACATCATTACTCGTATCAATCGTGAGGAAGCTATCCCCTCCAGACTCCCTGAAGTCCAGGGCGGCAGCGGTAGCAGTCGCGACATTTACAGGAGTTGCCTGATTTGTCGTAACGATGGCAGCCGCGCTCAGATCCAACGTGTCGGCTTCCAGCTTGATAACCGAGTCGGCCCTGGAGTCGATATCTATAAAGTCAGTTGTTCCATCTTTAACAGTTAGAGCATTCGCGGTAGTCGTTGGAATCGTCACATCTGCCGCGGCAGGGAAGACAAGGTTGTCAATCTGTAGAGCGGAAAGCAGATTTCGGACATATTGATCAGAAGATGTGGTAGCAAGGACCGCATAGGCACCGTCCTCAACCGCATAGGTGTTGTTGCCGAGGGTACCATTGCAGTTGAAGGTCAGGGTTTCACCAGAAGCATTCCAGACAAAAAACACCCTATTGGGATACTCGGTTTCCACTGAGCCACGAACCCTTACCGTGGTTGCCCCGGCAGCATTTGTGAATTGAACAAATAAACACCTACCTTCTGAACCCGCAGTACCCGAATCGGACGTATCGGTAGTAATCCACAAAAGCTCATCCGGTGTACCCTCCGTGTATTCCGAATTGCCACCCGGATCCTGCACATCAAAGGCCAGCTTGTTCCCTCCAAGAACCTGCTCGATTCTCTTCAGGTTCTCATTCGTGGATGTTCCCCACGTACCAGACTCCAGGCCCGTACCAATCAGCTTGATTTGGTAATTACTTGTAAAACTTGTCGCCATGAAATTTCCCTACTGTTGAGCTGGCGGCATGGGAGCACCCATACCGGGCCTGTAGCTGTCCGATTCCTGTCTGGTTTCCGCAAGATTCTTAACGAGAGCCACACCTTCCGTGAACTGCTTCTCATACAGTTGAATCAAATCCGGCTCCCCCTTCATAAACGTGTACGCCTGAACCAGCGATCCGTACAGAAGAACGTCCGGGAATGTCACGGAAAGCCAAGTCGTATTGCCCTCAACACTTCCGGACGTAACCGAATCAGAGGAGGTCTTTCCGTAATACGTGGTCGTCATCGGGTAGGTTGCATTCGGGGCAGGACCCAGGCGAATCGTCAAATCCGGCTCGCTTGAATCCAGAGCCGCGAAAGAGATCCCGTAGTATTTCGGGACTCCCGTGCTCAGAGCACTGGACGTTCCGGGATATGCCTCCAGAAGAAAGTCATAATCCTTCTGGATCAGGTATCGCACCGGGCCGTAATCTGCCGTTGAGGGGGTTGCGTCCTCCGCAATGCGAACGGAAAGAATGTCCACGACACCCTGGCCAATCGCATATTCCGCAACGCCCACGCTCAGATCTACCAACGTGGTGGACTTCCAAAGTGAGGGAAGCTCCACCGCAGCAAAAACCTTGTCCTCCGCAGCAATGATGAAATCATTGATGTGGGCGACAAATGTAGATTCCGCGTTCTGGCAGTAGTCCTGAATTGCCGTCTTGAGACTGCCGTAATCCATCGTTAGCTCTTATAGAAATCGAGGCCCCTCGTGGCAGCCCCTGTCCAGCGAGTCTTTTCCCGCTTTCGGGACGAAGAGCGATGCACTAGACCACCCGTCTGGTAACGCTGCGTCTTCACCACCTGCCAGTTGGGATCTTCCGCCTGAAGGCGCTGACCCTCCTGAATCCCGCCCATATCGTAACTTAGCTCCCTTTGTTCGCCCGTCTTCTTGTTCATTGCCTTCGGCATCACGTACCCCCTAAGTTTGTTCGTTATCACTCTCGAATCGTACATAGTCGATTTCCAGGGCTCCGTTCGTGTAGGAACCCAATGATTGGAAATCGAAGAAATCAAACCGGACACCAGCCACCGTACCGTCCCAGTCCGTCACACCATTTAGATCCCATGTAACCACATGGGTCTGGCTCCCCATCGCAATCCACACGGGGGCCGTGGCAAGCACCTTGCGACCCGCCACGTAAGCTGCGCTGTCCGTTGTTCTGTACCAGTAGAAGGCACCCTCCCAGGTATCCAGTGGAACGGGCTGGGTCACCAGCTTCACTTGGCATCGAACCTTGTCGTATGTCGCCGCGTCCACGGACAGCGCGGAGCTACCCCCCTCCACACCATCTCGGATCAGCCTGGGATTATTCGATGCTCCCGTAAACTTTATTGTCTTGTCGGACTGCCAAAGAACGGTCGCGCCCGAACCCACGAAATACTCCGCGTCGCTATCGAAATCGTACCGGAGCGACACGCCGAACCGGCTCGCCGCCTGCGCGGTATCTGGCCTGGGGTTTCTCAGGGCCTGCGGGTCATTGAACTCGTACCGCCCCAACTGCAACTGGGGCTGGTCCGGGTCGAAGCACTCTGAACAAACCTTGATCGATGTATCCTGCAAATCCACCACCTCAACACGGAGGTCAACCAGCAGGTAACGAAAACCACAACGATCACAAAACCCAAACGCCTTCTTCCCTACAGCGAATTCGCTTCCCATCTCAGCGGTACGTCGCGGCCCTCGGAACAAACCGGGCCGAAGTCTTTACTCGATCCTCTTCCGAAGCCTGCGTAAACAACTCCTCGTACTGCTCCCTCAGGAAGGGAACCCTACTCGCAACCTCCGGCCTCTTCGTGGCAACCTGATAAGCAAGGCCCGCAACGAGCGCCGGTAGGAACCGGTCAGGAACCTGCATCGTATTCGACGCCAAGTCCCCAACATCGGATATTCTGGCAATTCTCCAGTAGAGTATTTTGTACTTGCTCCCCTCATCCGGAACCGGCCAAAGCGTAATCGTGGAATTCTGGTTCACGCCTGCGCTGGTATCCAGAATCTCCTTCCTTTCGAAGTAATACTGGAGCGGCCTACCCTCCGTGAGCTTGTTGGGGATATTCGCATAGGTCGGCTGTGCGATTCGATTAAGGTGGTAATCGGCCTGGGTCGCTACAACGCCATCGTTGATTCGCAGAATAAGATCCAGAAGCGAAATGGTTCCCGTATCGATATTGTAAGACGCGGCCGACTTGTTCAGATAGTCACCCGTCAGGGACACGCCCCCGTCAGTCTCTGAAACCGTCTTCTCTTCAACCGTCCACAGGTTGATCCCGCGGTTCTGCCACTCCAGCATCAAGAGGTTCAGGCTGCGGCGCGCGGTCCTCAGGTCATAGCCAGAGCGAAGCTCCAGACCAGCCCTCTCGTAAGCCTCCTCTACAAGCTCGGATACATCGGGGTTAAAAGTATATGTTCCGCTGATCGCCATTTCTGTTGAACTTTCTAGGGGTTGTTCCTGATCGCTTCGAGGATCTCCCGGTTAGCGATAGATTGAGTCTCTCGCATCTCCCGGAAATCACCCTTCAGCTCCCTGAGTATCTCTTTGTTGTTGTCAACGCCTGCGCCAATGCGCTCCACTTTCACCTGAAGGCTGACAACCTCCTCCTTCTTCGCCGCACCGCCGTGAGCATCCTCTACCGCGTGGCTTGAGGTCATCGCAAATAACCCACCCATCGCCGTACCCACTATTCCGACAACGGCCCAAAACGTAACCCGGTTGACCTGATCCATCAGAACTCTCCACCGGAATCAACAACCATTCCACCCAAGAACAACAACCGCATTTCAACCCCCATCAGGCGCAGCACAGAAGAAACAACAATCAACAAACATAAAAGACCACAGGCGTCCAGAAGATCAGGAAGTCCACTCGGAAGCAACGTCACCTAGCGGGGCCAGTACCTGTTGGGCCTTGCCGAAGCGCAGCCATTCCAACAACGGCCCAGAATGTCATTCGGTTAATCTGTTCCTCGATATATGACCCAAACACTACTCAGCCCTGCACGACCTCTGCCCAAACAAATTGAAGGAAAAACGCTGTATTCGCGGAACCAGACACGGCACTAAAAAACCTATCTGGTCCCACATACAGCGGTACTTCAAAACGCACCGACATGGAGACGGAGGTTCCCGCAGGCCATGCAAAAAACGAATCGGTCTCGGAATCCGGAACGGCAGCGTGCCCCTTTTGAACCAAGCTATTCGTTGCCACAGAACCAAACTCTGTTTCTGAATTTGCCGCATTCGCAACGGGCGCAGTGGTGGTGCAATTCGTTGCAGAGCGGTTATACAGTTGAATGTCTCTATCCGCACCGATATCTGTTTGCATTGAGATCACATAAAACGGCCTGCCCTGAGAGGCAATTTCCCAGCAACCGTATTTGGCACTTTCGGCTGCCATTGTTCCGCCGGCCCACCTCACCGCAAGCGAGGGACTCCCGTCCCTATTGAAATAAGTAGGGGGTCCAAAGTAATTCATAGGTTCCATCACACACCTCTCTGGGTGAAAACAATAAGGTTCCGGGTAAGAGGGGGCACCCGAAGGTGCCCCCAGTGGATTCTAGTAATTGCCCGTGCTGTAGGGGAAGGTCAACCCAGGTCGAGTCAATCCGCTAACAACATAATCCACTGCCATGTCCATGTTGAAACCAGCAGCGCCGTTCAGGTACTCGAAAGCAATCGAATAGGCTTCCGTTGAATCCATCGGCATCGTGTCGGTAATCGTCGCCGACTTCCTTCCGTTCACATAGAAATCGGTACTACCCGTTCCCGCCGAGGCATCAATCCATCGCGTCCTGAACCCGAGCGTGTACCAAACGAAATCGCCCGCAGTCACACCCGCGATATCGGTTAGTACGTTGACTCCGGTATCCGTCGAGGACGTAACCGCAGCGTTCGTCGAGAACACTCCAAGCGTCCCGTCTTCCGCAACATGGAAGCCTGTGCCGCCACCAGCAGCGATGGTCAAGGCACCAGTAGCGGGAGCCATGAACGACGTATCAGTCGTGATCCAACCGAAACATGCCTTGGCGCCCCAGGTCGTTGTCTCACTTGAGAACCCAACCCTGAAGTACATGATCATCTCGCGATTATCCATCAGGGTTGCGGTAGAGGTGATCGGACCCAAGAGCTTTAGCTGTGGCTCCGCAGTGGTCGTTCCGGTCGGAGCCGCGTTATACGCAATCTGCGTACCGTCATCATCCCCTGCCCCGGGATTCAGAAGAAGATACCCAGTTGCAGCATCCACCACTTCGGACGGGCTGGATGCTGACCCAATGTCGGTAAGCGTCCACCCGGACCCAGCAAGTTTTCCATCAGCAACGGGATAATCAAAATCCTCTACCTGAAGCTGGTACGGACTTCTCACTGCATCGACGGTCCCCAATGCAGCGTCATCGAAAAGACCCCTTGCAGATTCGCCACTCCCCAAAAGGGGACCCTGGAAATGTGTTCCTGAAGTTCTGCTACTCATTTTCTCATCCTAACTGGCCCCGAAGGGCTGGCCCCGAAGGGCTGGTTAAAACGCACGCAACTAACCCTGACAGTCCGCGTGCTGTCGTTTAAGTCTGTCAGGTTTGGCTTGAAAAAAACGGGGCGAGGACCACTCGGCCCCCGCCCCTCGGCAACATAACTAGCGCGACGCTACGTGATGTTGCCACTCCCGAAGATACCCAGGAAATCGCTGACGCCGAAGCTGTACCGCTCCCGCGCCTTGTAGCGAACATTCCCGGTGTCGAAGTCACCGTCCATGCCCGTCTGAAGCGGCGTGCGCTGGAAGTGCTTCATCCCATTCGGAACATCGGTCATCACAAACCAGAACTTCTTGTTTGTAGTCGTCAGGAAGTGGTTGACCGAATACCCATCCGGGATCGTCCCGTTTGTCCGAAGGGCATTGATGTCGTTGTCAGCCGTTCCGGGACGGAGTTCCGTGTCCAGAATACGGGTGGCAACAAACTGGTTGTACGGGGCCACAATGAGGCGCTTCGGGCGGGCCGCGATGATCAAACCGCGGTCGTCCGTGAAGGCTGCAATGTCAATCACAGCCTGCTCAAGCGAGGTCTCATTGAGGTCGGAGGCGGTCGAGAGGAGGTTACTGTTCGTACCCCCAACAACCGTCGTATGGCTCGCGCAAAGCGCGGCATTGTCCCCGGCAGTGAAGTTGGCCGACGTGTAGGCATTGTTCAGCGGGAACGCAGCCTTCACCTGCTTCGTATGAGCCATTGCACGGGCAAGCGCCTTCGTGTAGCGCGCCGACACGGAGTCATAGAGGTTATCTTCGACAGCCTCTTCCGTGATCGAGAATCCCATTGCAATGGTTTCATGGTTGTACCGGGCCGTGAAGTGCTCTTGTGCGGTGTCATACGTGATCGCAGACCCCTCACTCTTCACGGGAGCGGCACCGAAGCCAGACAGCTTCACCTCTTCCTCAAAGGCTCTCTCTGAGGATTCCGTCTCGTACACTGCCCCAGACTCATCATCGTAAGTCTGGTACTCCAACCCAAACAGAGCATTCAGCCCAGGAAGGAGTTCCTTCATCATTTGTGCGCGTGAAATCGCCATGATTTATTTACCTCCTATCCCTGGCCGTTCCAGATGCTTGCAAGCGGGGCAAACGAGACGAGAAGGTTGGGGGTAGAACTATCTTCGTTCTTCCCGTCCTTGATAACGCCACGAATAAAAACACCACCCGCTGTATCAGCAGAGCTACTGTTTGCAACATACCAACCGGAATTTCCGGTACTGGTACTTCCAGAAGCAGCAACAAGCTGATTCTGGACACCAATCTGATCTTGTGCCCAAGAGGCATTCCCTTGAACTTGGATCAAAACATTCGGATCAGTACAAATGAATGCGTAAGCATCAGTATTTCCGGAATTCCCAGCATAATACTGCGACCACTTAAGGTCACCACTTGCGTCCGTATATCGGCATCCAACAAAGAATCCGATAGTCGCATCTGCACCGTCATCACCCTGAGGAACACCGCTGGAAACAATCACATTCCCAGAACTAAGCTCACAGCAATCACCATTGAAGATGTTTGTCGCATATGCATCGGCAATACGCATCTCAGAAAATCCGCCGGTATTGTACCCGTCGCCTTCTTTCGCTGCGCGCCGTAGTCCATAAGCCATTTTGGCTATCTCCTATTCATTTGAGCGATAGCCTTCAGTAGACCTTCTACCGTCAATTATCGCCAAACGTGATCCGTGTATTCCGCTCCGGTCGGAGCATCGGCATACGCGGATCCTGCTCTCTGAAGTAGTTGTGGTCCACGGCTTCCATCTGATCCCGCACCTCTTTGTTGGCATGTTCCTGAATCTGCTTACCGATTTCAGTCGGACGTGAGCAGAGGAGCAAACCACCAATCAGAACATTGTCCGGATACTGGCTTCCTCGGTCGGAAACCACCTGAAGCTCGGGATAGTCGGAAGCCAAAACCGGCTCCCAGCCTTCCCGGAGCGCCTGAGAGACATTGATGTTGTCTGCCTCTCCCCGGGTGGATGCTCTGACATACCGGAACTCCAGACCCTCTCTGGGGTTGGGTTGCGGCAGCAGGGGCGCGGGCTTCCATTCCGTGGCCCGCTTTTCCTGTTCGCGGGTCTCGGTCTCACGCTCCCGACTCTCGGGTGCGTCGCCGATCCCTTCCGTGCGCGTTTCTTCAGGCATGGCCGTGCTCCTTCAGGAGTTGCTTGGCGTATTGCTCTGGTGTGATACCCAGTCGCTTCGCGAGGGCTACTTGAGTGGAGGTAAGCTGCACTTTGCGAGGTTTGCCAGATGACCGTGCGGCCGGGGCAACTACCGTCGTTGACCGGGAACTCGCAGCAGGCTCCTCCGCGCCCGTTTCGTTCCCAGCATCAAATACTTCACTAATTCTCTTATCCAATCTCGTGTAATACTCGTCCGTTCGAGGATCTACACCCTCCTTGCGTACCAGCTTCTCGTGAACCCCATACGCAAAGGAGGTTCTCTCCTCATCCTGACCAAACCAAGGATTCTTTTGCAACCAAGCCTGAAGCTTGGGATCCACTTCCTGGGCCCTGGGAACCGCTGCTGGCTGCTGCGGAGGAGGGGGGACGGACGCCCCGGTACGCTCCGCAATCGCCTGTTCGTACTGCGAACGTGTCAGCTCCTCTTGGGCCTTGAGGAGGCTGTCAGGATTCCCCTCCTCATACGCTGCCTTGTAGTCCTTCCTCGCCTTCGCGAGGTCGGAATCCGTTCGGCTCTTGATCTCTGAGAGAAGAACCTTTTCTCCCCGGTGCAGAAGACCTTTAAGCTCGTGATTCTCCGCGGAAATCTTCTCTGCAAAAAGAACCGCCTCTTCGCGCATTCGTTCCGCAGCTTCCTTGGCCCTTCTCTCCTCGTGATAGTCGTACTTGAGCTTCCTGATGCGGCCCCGAGAAGCCTCAGTGACCTCCTCGACCTCATCCAGCCCAGGATCCTCTTGTTCAGCGGGGACACTGATGTCCAGATTCCGCGGAGGAACCCGATCCTCCTCAGGGCGGTCATCAACAACGTCGATCTCGAAATCCCCAGACTCCCGGGCATCCACGATCGGCTCCGTCAGGGCATTCCCCATCAGGTCGTCTAGCGGGGCACTCATGCTCTTGCCACCCCCCTCGGATCTTGCACAACAGATTCCACCGAATCATCATTGATGATCCGAAGCTCTTTCCCGTGGATTCGGATGCGAGTTCCCGAATATGCACGCATCACCACCCAATCCCCTTCTTTGCACCAGGGACCTGTCGGGAATCTTTTGGGGTCTCTATAGGCATCCGGGCCTACCTTCATTACAAAACCAACAACACTGGCAACCGTCTCTGCTTGCCGCCGCTCGTCAGTAATGTAAATCCCCGCATCCGTCTTCTCCTCCACCTCGGGGAGTGCCACCAAAATCCGATAGCCTGTGGGCTCCGGAAGCTGGGTCGCTACCCGCGGCTCCTCATCGCTGTAGTGAACAACTTCAGACATTTATTCCTCGAAAGTGCAGCGGTGATTACGGGCACCACAGAAACCCGACTCACCCCCAAGACCTGAAATTGCCAGGATCTATCTGGTGAGGTTTTGCAACAAAATCCGGTGTGTCGTTGTAATCGATAGTGAGTTCCGTGTTCGGCTCAATACCAGACAACGATCGGAAATAATACTGATCCGCCTTGCTGGGGACACGCTCCATTCGGCCGTTCGGGCGGCTCTGGTGGTTCACCAGCTCACCCAGCTTCGACCGGCTACCACCCAGCAGGCCACCGCCCCGGAGTCCAGTAACCAAATAATCCACCATCTCTCCACCGGGGATCGGCTCGGAAGAAAAAGCCCCAGTTCCGTGAATCTCGGAAGGGGCCGGATGCCACTTGCGACCCACCCCTAATCCTCCGTCATCCCGGAAACAATCTCCTTGAATTCTCTTTCCGCAATAGAGAGTCCCTGGATCGTACCCGTAAGATGTCGGTATTCGTCGTGCCCCGCTACAGCACCCCCCACTACGTGGTTGATGTGCTGAAGTTTCAACTCAGCAAGGCGCTTCAAGTAGGCGTCCTCCCAGCTCCCCATGCTACTCCTCTTCCTTCTTCAGGGCCTCGTCCAAGACGCGCTCGTCCGCGCGGGAAGCGGCGTCCACGGCCCCCTTCACCAGGGTTTCCGTCATCTTCGCCGCGGCGCGGCTGCTCTCGGTCCCCTCTCGCGAAGCAATCTCGCGACCCTCCATTTCCATATCCATCAAGTCCGAAGTCAGCTCCGCACCGATCTTGGCCCCCGTCTGCCTCTCCTGGGATGCAATCCGCTCGCGCTCCAGATCCCCACGATCCTTCGCCTTCTGGCTGTCGAGAACCAAGCGCGCCACCTGATTGGCAATCCGCGCCTGCGCCTCCTGCTCCCGGATCTCCAGCTCCTTCTGGCGCATCTGGATAATCGGATCCTCTGCCTGCTCCTGGGCCTGCTGCTGCGCCCGCTCTGCCTGATTCCCCTTGAGAACCCTCTCGGCAGCCTCGGCCACCAGCCTCGAAAGCTGATACTCCACGTCTTCGGGAAGCGGATCCTCCGGGTTCGGAAGCTCCACGCCCAGTTGCTTCTGGATCTCCTTCCGGTACTGGAAGGCCACATGCTCCGTTACGTGGGCCGCAAGGGAAGACTGAATCGAACCGGCCGATGGAGACTGCATCACCAGCTCCTGAATCTTCGGGTCCTGCGCTGCCGCCATGTGGGCAATAATGTGAGCCTCTTGGTCCTGCCACAGGAACGCACGTACCGGCTTCCCATTCAAAAGATCCATGTTCTCTGCCGCCGGGTCCCGCGGCGGAATCTCGTCCTTCAACGGGATGATCTTGTCGGGATCATTGATCCCAAGAACCTCCAGCATCTGCCGGTGAAGCTGGGGCATGTCGTACATTTCCGGGGAAGTCCCGGCAAGCTGGAGCGCAGCCTGGTACTGCATGATCCGCTGGGCCATCGTCGCCGAATTCGGATCCGACACCGGAAGAACGTCAATCCGGTCGTCGAAGTCCTCTAACCGCATCTCCTCGTCCCCCGAAAGATCGTAGGGATACTCGTGGGGGGCATTGTCCCGGACGATTTCAGCCAGGATGCCGAATTCCCGCTTCATCGAGGCGTGCAAACGCGCCTGAACTGCCGCCATCACCTTCATCGACCGCTCCAGCAGCGCCAAAGTCGTCCCCACCGGGGCCTGCTGGTTCATGTCACTGATCTGGAGATCCGTCAGGGACGCAAACCGACGCCCCTCCTCAACAATGTTCCCCAAAAGCTGATAAAGAACGCCAGAGGGCTCCTTGTAGGGCAAAAATGTAATGTTGTCCCGAATTGCACCGCTCGGAACGTCCACGTCGCGAAATTCCCCGGGCGAAATCGGCGTATCGTCCCCACGAATCCTCAACCCACGCGCTTTTAGACCGCCGGGAAGGTTCGAGAGCGTCCCGGCGTCCACCAACTGCCGCAAAATCGACGTTGCCGACTTCGCAAGTCCACCAATCATGTGAATCAGGCCAAATCCATAGAATCCAAGGCCCGGAACATACTCGTAGTGAACAAAGTGGTCTCTTCGGAGACGCCGGGGGTCCCCCTCTTGCCAGTTTCGGCGAATTGAAAGCACTTTTCGGGAACCCAGCTCGACCGTAACCACGTAAGGGAGGGCAACACCCGTATCTTTGCCGTCCTTCTGGTCCTCGAAACCCTCAAGATCCAAGTCTACGTGCATTTCCAGCAAGAGATAGCGACCATCGAACTCGTAAGTGTCGTGCTCTCCCGTAAGATCGTCGTATTTCTCCTGAATTTCGCTGGAATCCGGAGTCGGATCGCCCAATTCCACGTCCCGGTAAAAGCCATCCACCTGCATCTTGCGGACATCGTTCCGGTTTCGACGCATCCGGTGCGTCAAACGCTCGCAAGTCTCCAGGGAAGAGGCCCCGTAAGACACTACAAGGTCCTCAGAGGGCACAAACATCGCACAGGGACGCCCCATGCTGGGGTCCCAGTAGATTTTCCGGAAAGCAGAGCCCGCCAAGGGGAGGCTGAAAAGGAGCTTTTCCGTCTCCGGGCGGTATTCGGTCATCACCTCCGTGACCAAATAATTCATATAGTTCTCTACCCGGTGGGATTGCTTCGTCTTCGCGCTCGTCATCTTCCCAACGATCTTGGTCCGTACCGGACCACCAGGGGGGAAAATCTCCCCGATCGCCTGGCTCTGGAAACGAACCACCGCCTCCGAAAGAATCGGGTGGGTCACCCCGCAGGCCCCGTCCCAGGGACTCGTCCGCTCCTCGACCTTCAGGCCCAACTGGTTGAGGCCCTTGATGTAGCTCTCCTCCCAGTCCCTGCGACTCGTCTTGTCGGACAGGTAATGACCCACAAGCTCCGAACACAAACCGGAAAGAACATCCTCCTCCATGAATTCGGAGAGGTTCGCCCCGAAGTCTTCAACCTGCTCGGTCTCGGGGCGGAAATCAATCGTCATCCCCCCGTCTTCCGTTTCGATTGAAACAGCCTCCGGGTTGAGGATCTCGATCTCCACCTCCTCCGGAGACATGACATCCCTCGCGGAGAGCGGCCTTTCTGTCAGGGCTTGCTCAATCGCCAAGCTACTTCCTCTTCCTGCCCACAGGCTTTTTTCCATTCCTCTCCACGTACCCCATACTCTCTAATTGCCGCCGTTGGTTCTCGTTCAACAGAGGGATAGAACCACCGTGCCTGGGCGGCTTCCTGGGAACCTTCTTCCTGGCAACCGGCTTCCTGGCAACCTTCTTCCTGGCAACCTTCTTCTCGGGAAACTTCTTCTCGGGAACCTTCTTCCTCGGCATCAGCTCTTCCCCCCTGACCGCTTGCGGCCTTGTATCTTCTTCAGTGTCTGGGCCAATCGAGCCCGCTGTCCCAGCTTCCCCGGCTTCTTGGCCGCGGCAGAGAGCTTCTTGGCCGGAATCTTGCTGCCCTTCTTGACCCCCAGGGCCTTCCGGAGAGATCCCGGCTTCTTGATCGCACCCGCAATCCAATTCTTTCGCGCCATAACTACTCCACCCAGGGAGCCACAATGCTCACCACAAACCCGATCACGCTGGCAAAAATGGCTGCCACCGAAATCGTTGTATAGATTTTAGTGCTGATGGAACCCAGCTTCATCTCCAGCTCGCGGTTCTCCACGGAAAGACTATCCACAACCATCTTGATGTTGCGGAGATCGTGCCGGATCTCGCGAACCTCTCGGCTCAGATCGCCCCATTCTCTCCCAGTGGGACCGTTCTCTGACATGCCTCAAACCAGAAAATCCAAGTAGAACACCACACGATCCCCGCTTGTCCAATTCCACGCATGGTGGGTCCTGTTGTCATCGAAAAGGATCCAGTCCCCGGGCTTCTTCCAATGATGAACACGCGAGTCGCCGCCTCCATCCGAAGTCCGAATCCCTACATCCCCCTCCGGGATTTCCACTCCCATGTGAAATATGAGGTGCCCCCTGTTTTCATGTGCATGGGGCCTCAACTCATTGTTCGAACGCAGGCGACTGAACGCTACCAACGAAATCCGCTCCGCGTCGCAATTTTCAAAAACAAGCCGCAACGTCCGGGGCCACTTTCTCGCCAGAAGGGACATCACTGACTCCCAGGCATGTCCGGACCCGTAGTGCGTATCTGCCCAGGATCTGGAAGCAAAAACCGGGAGCACCTGCCAGTCCGCTCCGTGGTAGAAATCAGACCCCCAGTCAATCCACATGTCCGGAGAACTCGAAACCCCGTACTCCTCGGAAATTTCCCCGGCGCTTGCCACCAAGGACCCGAGATTCATCCGACCCCGTTTGCCCAGGGGCGACTCCCCGCTACGGCACCCACGCCGCGCTTTGCCTTGTCCGATGCGGACTTCATGGAATCCGATGCGGACCCCCGGGACTCGTCCCGGCGATCCTTCATGGACTGCTCGAAGTCCCTCTCCGGTCCCCGGCGCTCACCCAGACTCTCGTCCAGCCTTGCATTTCTACCCTGAACCTTGCCGCCCCTCTTCATCCCAGCGGGCGTGCCTACCGGGAGTTCTTCCTCCTCCGGAGGCTGCTTCCCGTGAACGATTTGGCGCATGCGCTTCTTCATGCGACCCACGGGTCCTTTAAACTTTCCCATCTTCCGTCCCCTATCGAACCCGACCGGGAGCGCGTCTCCGCTGCCTGCGGTACCGCTGGGTCGGTGTTTCCTTCTTTCTGCCCGGAGCGCCACTCGTCCCCACTCGCGGCCCCGGGGTGGCAACCTTGTTCTCGGCGACCGTCTTGGCAACCTTGTTCTCGGCGACCTTCTTGGCGACCGTCTTGGCT